TTCTGTGATTTCAAGGTATCTTCGTTTGAGTTCTGATTCATGAAAGAATATGGTAGGTTCATCCTCTAGCATTTCTGGATTCATCCACTCAAAGTATTCATCTGCGAGTGCAAGTGCTGAGTCCATATCATTAGTTGATAATAGATCTTTAAATCTATCTATCACATAATCATAGATTTTGTCACGTTGACCTGAGATACGATCTGTAGTCTCTTCGTCAGTGGTAAAGAAATAGTCCTTCATGATTTAGTGCCAAGAATGATGTTGTTAAGGTGATCGTAGGATACAAATTCTACGTCTTGTGGTAGCAATGAGATTGCTGCAGCTGCGAAGTCATTAGGAAACTTCTTGAACATTCGCCAATACTTGATAGTATCGTCGTAGTCCAGATCCTCATGCGGTAGCACACGGATCTCAAACATTCCACGAGTATATCTATTCGGAAATGGATTGATATACTCACGAATGTGTTCTTTAAGTGCGGGTTTCATCTTCATTTGACGAACACCTCAAAGTTACGCTCCTCACATAGAGTCTGAATGTCTTGTAGCAACTTGCACATATATGCAACATGCTCTACATCCTCCTCACATGGTTCAAACTCATAAGAATGTTCCCAATCTACTGAGTTGTCTTTAAATACTGGTGCTCCAAACATATATCCTTCCTCATCTATCGCGTATGCGTTGCCGTCAGCAACGATATAGTGGGTTTGTGGCATTGGTTTTGAAAGAGGTTGAGTACTAAGTTTAGTATGTATAATGGTATTTGTCAAGGGGTTACTTCAAATAGAGGTAACCACCCGCCCAATCACAGTTCTCAAGTACATACTCACGATCTTTGATTATTCTTAGATCGTAACGTACATGCTTGGCAGGACCTTGCCATCCTGCAGGTTTATATACTTCACCTGTTCTTTTATCAACAAATGCGTGTACACTGCGCTGATTGTTGACCATAATGATCTTGTAGTACTTTCTACCTGACTCAGTTACGAAGTTATAGTCACTGATACCTCTCTCTAAGTTTTCAATTTGTTCTGTGTGATACTTACTATTTGGTTCAGTAATAAGATAACGCTTATGACTCATGATTGAATCGTTGATGTAGTTCTGCTTGAGTGCATTACATAAATCATTTACCCATACAAGGACGTTTTGAGCAACTAACTTGCGTGCTTCGTGTGTCTTTTCAAATTCTGTGAGTGTTGGGTGAGTCATGTGTTCCTTTGTTTGTATACTATTATTATACACATGCGTATGGCACAATGCCACTAGCTGTGTGACACTAATATCACTGGCACAAGGTGTCTACACTATGAACCCAAGTCTGCTTTAATAGTTCTGTTACCTTCGTACAAATATAATCATCATTCTCAATACTCTTTCCTCCCTGTTGATGTGCGAACAAACAGTTATCTGAATCTAAATGTGCCTTGAAATCTTCCTTCGTAAACCATACTAGACGTGCATCTGTCTCTTCTTTGTTAATACCAAAGAATACTAGTATCTCCCAATCCTTCTCACGAGATACATGGTTAATAATAAATACGTCCTTCTTCACTCCTCCCTTCTTACTACGATTAGCAAGTGAGAACTTAATCTCTGTGAGTGTATCATTTACTATACGATCATGTCCTGCTGTAGATGTCTTCGCTCTCTCTACCGTGTGTCCTGCTGCTTTTAGATATTTGGTTACAAATCTCTCTCCGAATTCTCCCTTTTGTTTAGGTGACATGTGTACATATCCCTTAAATGGAGTATACTCCCACGGATCTTGCGCATTTGACATAATATAATCGCGGAGACTACCATCATTGAAGCAAGTGTTAAACATAGTGGGTGGACGTAACTTCATTTATTATAGTGCATCTAGGTCTCTGCGTGCGTGCATAGTGTACAGTTCATCAACTGTCACCTCTAGCTTTGCTGCTTCCTGCTCTAATGACATATCATCTAAGTGTGACTCAAGATGATTGTATAGTCTAGTCTGACTAGAATGATAGTCTCCCATCATCAGATTCATAATATATCTGATCTGTGAGTGTGTGAGTGATACTTGTTCCATAATAATTTAGAATGGGCAATCGTCAGGTACAACATACTGTGGTTCTTCTCCTGACATCCACTTAGTACGTTGCTCATCCTGCCATTTCATGTGTTCAACACGTTTAACCATTGCATCAACGTGCTGCTTTTCTTGCATTTGAGTAGTAGTTAGATTATTCTCATACTGGTAATCTGTCCAGACAATATCATAATAGTATTTCATGCAACCTCCAAGTCAGATAGGAAACACTCTACTGTCATCATTTCATAATCATCAATGTGTGTGCTGACCACTGCATAGTTGTTTGATCTCTCAAGTAATACAACTGAACCAGTAAGGTCATCATGTATCTTAGATTTGACGTTAGAACCAAGTTTGATCATAATGTAACCTGTTTAGTATACACATATTATAATGCATATAATAATACGTGCAACAATCAATGTGACACTAGCTCAACTGTCCACTACCTCAACTGTTGACCAGAGACGCTCAAAAATACAGATATTTACTGCTCTTACTGTCCCCTCTGTTCCTTTAACAGTTAAAGTGAAGTAACTAGTTGGTTGGTGTGGGTGTAGATGTGATCTAGTTGCGAAACATATGCAGTTAACATATCCTTTGTATCCATCAACCTCTACGAGGTCACCTCGTTTGAAGTGTAGATCACTCTGTTTCATCTACCTCAAAATACTTGCGGTCTTTGTTCTCTACCTTGGGTAACCTAAACATTTCCTTCAAGTCATTGAGATCAGTAAGTTGTTTCTGTAGATTGTCAATTTGATGTTGTAGAATCTCAAAGTTTCTATCATTGTTGTTTTGCATCATCAGCATATTCTGGATTGCCGATTTGAATTCTTCTTCTTGCATCTGCGTTAATCAGGGATAATTGACGTTGTAGTTCATATTCTACTACAATAAGGTGATCTTGTAAATACTTTTCAAACTGATTGTCTTTAATTAGTATTTGCACATCATTGACAAGTGTGAGTGCCTTAAGCATTCTCTCTTTTTCTGTCTTCATTAGTATCTATTTGGTATAGAATCACGCATGAATTGCATTGTTTTATCATGCGGTGTGACATACTTAGCTGTCATAACTTTTGCACTTTCTATTTCATCACTCTCATCTGCATTAGTGTGATGTGTAACCTCTCTCAATGTCTTGAGATAATCTAAGACATGTGTTCTTATCTCCATGAGTTCATCATAGCATCCTTGATTATGAGCACAACCTCTTAAGTTATGATCTGGTGCTAGAACTGACTCTGTGAATAGAGCAAGTGCTCTATCATATTTGACCTCTGGACTTTCCTTACCTACTGATGCTTGATCTTTCATTGTTTTAATTGTTTAAATGTCACCAACACTATCTATGTTTTGAATATCACATACTGGTACTTCATGCTCACCACCAATTAAATACCATGGCATCTTTTGTCCATGTAACTCTGGATGTGCACAAAATTCTGATGTATATTCTCTCTCACCGAGATACTTCATTTGATCTTCTGGAATAGAATGATCTCTTAACATTGCTTGTAGCTGCAAGTGTGTTAACTCTAATTGCGTGGGTACTTTCATTAGATCTCCATAGTTTTCTCATTTTAACATATATGTCATTTTTTGCAACCATATCACGAACATTCTTAAATATTCTAGCAGACTTAGCAAAATGACAAGTAGCATGATCTGGTTCTTGGGGTATTATATTACCTTCTTTATCATACTTTTTACCGTCTCTATGATTGGCATATCTCCTTGATCTAGTAAATCCCATCTCAAGAAACTTACGACACATATCCATACCTATAAAATCTTGTTGTTCAAGATAATCTAGATACATGTCAAAAATAGCATGTGCAGATTCTATTGCAATCTTTGGAGTCTTAAATCTCCAATGAGCACATATATCGTCAGTATAAGGGCGAACCAGTAAAACTCCTTGCTCTCCCCTTCCAATACGATAAAGTTTACGAGTTTCCTCGTCTGTAAAATCAAGCTCCTTATAGTTGAGGTCATAATTAAATTCAAGCATTTCTTATATTAAAAGAAAAAATAATACGTTCTGTACTAGATTGTACCACTTTACACTGATGTGTCAAGCAAGAGGGAAAGAAAATAATATCTCCTTCATTAACCTCAGGTACATATTCTATCACGTTACCTTCTATAAAGTCAAGAAATGGAGAAAAGAATGATGTAGGACTGTGATCATCTTCTAACTGTGCGTAGAATATTGCTGAGTAACCAATTGCTCCATGATTATGAAGTTGATGATAGTCTCCATTATTATATCTCTGACACCATACATTTGTAATTTGAAATGCATGTGGATATATGTCATCAAATTCTTTTAACGAGGGTTGTAATATATCAAACAACTTGTCAGCATATGGCGGTAGTTTACCCTCCTGATGAAATTTAAAATAATCTGTTTTATGACCATCACCATCACCAGTATCAATCATATTAATAATATTTTCCTTATAATCACTCCAGTTCTCAACAGTATGTGTAAAAACTGGTATCATAAATGCTGTGTCACTCCTCATACATTCTTTCCTTTACGTAATGCATCATTATCATATTCAATAGCACCATCTGGTCTTACAACATAACAATGATACCAATATGTGTCATCACTAACTTCATCCTTACGAGGAAAATAGTCAGTCACAAAATCAAATGCAATGTCTGCATTTCTAAATTCAATATATCCATAATACTTACTCTCTAATGTGACAGCTAGTTCTGCTGGTATTTCTTCATCAATCTTATAATAATCTAGTACAATCTTCTTTGCATCATCTGATGTCACTTCTAATCTTGGGTTCTCCCAATATACTAGAGCACCAGAAATAGTTGAAGCATATGCTTCAATTTGATCCCAGTCTCTAGCACTATCAAACGTCTGTAGGTTCTGCATCTTTGTTCTCTACTTTCTTTAATTTATAAGCAGCACTAACTCTAATTCCATAGAACTCTCTGCTTGTATCTTCTGCACAATGTAAAATGTCTGACGGGAAACATACTGCTGATCCTGGTTTAGGAAATACAGTGTCAAATCTACCATCATCTTGTACAAACATGGTCTTGCCACCCCACATGATATCCCATACAGGATTGCAGAATATTAGAAATGTATAATCTGCATCATCTTTGTGCATAAAACCATCTAATCCTCTTGTATGTCCATTGACATAGTAATCAAGAATCTCATGTTCAAATGGTGCAAGGATTTTAATTTTCTCAGGAATATGAATGTCAAATATAGCATGTCCCTTTACATCCATCTTCCAGAACTTCTTATGTGGTGCTGTGTGATCACTACTAGCACCCCACTGCCATCTAGCACGACTACAGATTCTTTCAATCTCTTTCATTTCTTCTCTTGTGAGAATAGTATCCCACGACATGATATCAGTTAACGAAGACATATTATTATCTTAATTGTATAGAGCGTTTGACTATTCCACAACGTACGTGATCAAGAGCTAATAGAGTTTCATAATCCTCTGTGCTGATTTTATTTCTCTGTGCCATATCTTGAAGATTCCCGTATATTTTATTGAACTCAGTAATATAATATCTCATGGTAGGATCTGGAATAGCACTTTCTATCCAGAATGTGACACATTTTCTAACACCATCAGTTACTGGTCTAACACCATGAATAAAGTCAGATTGATACAATAACATTTTACCTGGTTCTAACCTCTTCTCAATAGTTTCAGGTCCTATCTTAATAAAATGTTCTCCACCTTCATAATCATCATTCAGTGTAATAACAGCAGTATAATCAGTTCTACTACCCCACATCTCCCAATAATCTACATGATCAGCATAATGTTGTCCTAGTTCATACTTTAACATGTAGCATGGACTAACTTTATTAAGTGGATGTAAATGATTTATGGGAGACTCTCTTAAAATTTTAGCGATAGCAGTATTTGCCATCTTGTTTAAATCAATATCTGCTTGCTGTGTATTGTCCTTTACAAATTTGTCTTTAGAACCTGATCTAGCACCATCAACAAATTTACCAGAATTAAATAGACTAAGTATTTGTTTTAATTGATTAGGGTCAAAGAAATCATACTCATATATCATTATTATTTCTCCTGTAGTTTCTCAACAACTGTTTTAGCTTGCATTGGTGCAATATCATTTAAACCATTAGCATCAAACCATGGTGCTTCTTCCCAATCAAAACCTTCACCGAATGTATTGTCAGGTGACATGACATACCAATGACATCTAGCGTCAGGTATATCTACAGCACACACTGCCCAATCATCTGCCCACTGAGGCACTTGCACATACATTACTGGTAAATGATTTGCACTAGCACGACTTGGTAATCCTATTAGAATTACCCATGCCATAATTAATACAGACCATATGGTAACTAACTTACGTTTCATAATCCGTTCCAAAAGTTATCTGTTGGTGTTGCCATGTTTCTTGAGATAAAGTATAATCCTACGTTACATAGGAACCAGTAGATGTTAACCATCCATGCCTGTCTGAAACAATACTTTCTGTTGACTTCTACGATGTACTGATTTCTCTCGTTCATTGACTTGTCAACAGACAAAGGTCTTACCTTTAACCATTGCTCTAGTAAGAATGAGATAACAGTACCTATTGCAAAGATGTAAAACAACAGGTTTAATAAACCTGCCATTGAAAATAAAAATGATATCATTTTTGTAATGCCTCTGCTAAAGTTTTAATATATGAGTCCACTGTATTTTTATATTGATCAACGACACCTGGCAAAGGAGCACACATGTTCAATATTTTATCATAACCAATTAAGAATGATGTATCACATGAAAAAATCTTCCATGGTGTGAATATCAAACCAACTTGCTCAGCTTTAATAGGTCCTGATCTAGTTAATAGAAATGGATATATTATATTATAACATAGTTTTCGTTCTTCACCATCAACAGTTTCAGTATGATCTTTTACGTTAGCAATCACCTCTTCTCCTGTTGGCAATGTGAGAATGAGAATATTTAATTGTTCATTCATAATTTAGTTAAACGTTGTTTTCTTTAATTTGTGCTAATAGTTTGTCTAAGTCGTCTTGGTTCTTTACATAATTATCTCTTCCTTCAAGAGCTGCAGGTGCCCAAAGAACATCAGGGTTCTTGAGTTTGTAATTAGATGCAATTGTTAATATAATTCTTCTAGCATACTCAGAATATGTGTTTGTTTCAAATTTTCCAAATTGATCTTCTGTTTCTAAATATACTTTACCTTCATTAACTTTATTGTTTTCTACATCTACTATAGTTATCCATTTATTATACATGGGCGGATTGTAAGGAAATAAAACATCGTCAGCTTCTTTACCATCATAGTCTTGTGGTAATGATCTTAACTTAGTTCTATACTTAGTCCACATTGCTTTTGTGTCTGCATCAATTGCAGCATCAGGCATTTGTGTCCAGTCACAATCTGCTAGTAGATAGTTTCTAATCATTCTGATACCTTCCCAAGATACTTTATTCCATCTACCATACTCGTTGTATAGTTTCTCTTGAATAATCTCCTGTTCTGTATCCTGATACTCAAAGTATTTCTCTTTGAGACTTTCAGCGATCTGTGATACCTCTGCTTCAGTTGGTTCTACCCATTGATATGTTTGCCATCTTCTAGCTTTTGTAGCACGATCATAAATGTACTTCTTCTTCTCAATACCATATGACCCATCACTGAAATAATTCAAGTGAATCAAACGGTCTCTATCTGATGTCCAAAATGGATACAAAACGTTTTGGATATTGGCATTCCAATAATCCTCCTCAATGTATTGAGTCTTTCCATCAACTATAATCATTCTTTCTAGTGCATTAACTTGCACTACTACACGTATGTCTGCCATGTGATTAGGGGATTTTAATGAACCAGCCTGTTGCAATATATTTATCATGGGTGAAGACTGTGTTCCCACGATGTACATGTGTCATACCTGCTGGCCAGATCAATAATGTACCTGTCTCTGGTTTATATCTCTTCTTCTGAAATAAAAACTCTGTCTCTGCTTCGTCATCTGGCATATCATTTAGATATACCATCCATGCTAACTCTCTGTTTGCTGCTCTAAAACTAGAGTTTTCATAATGCCAAGTGTGATAACCACCTCCAACTGGAGTCTTCTGCACTTTTAAACCAATAGATGACATTTTAACTCTACTGATGTGGTCATACACCTGTACATAATTCTGAAATGCGGAATTGAGATACTTATAGAAATGTGCAGCTGTTCCCATATCAACGTCATCATACATCATACTAACATCATTACGTGCTAGTTTCTTCTCTGGCATTTGAGTGAGACCATATGTACCATGTTGTGGATTAATAGTGAGATAATTATCAAAGTTAGTAATTATTTTATTGCAAATATCATGGTGTACAAGTCTGTTGTATTTACCAATAAAATCATGAAACTCTCCTCTTAAATTATCAGGATCAATTATCAATCCACTTTGACTTGCTTCTAGCATTAATACGCTCTAATCATATACTTAACTAAATGATACCTTGTTAACAGCGGAATGTCAATGTTTGGTTGTAATGTAGAGTCAACACTTAATTTAACAGCAGATGATAATGTAAATGTTCCTTCATTTACCTCAAGACCAGCAGAATTAATTGGATCTCCTTGTGGTTCAATACGTTCAGTAACAAACTCAATTCCTAGATCAGCCTTAGCAGACGGATATGTTGTAACAGTTGATTCAACCTCATTATGAACAAATGCAACATAATCAATACCAAAGTTATCATTATCAGGATTTCCAACACCAGATCTTGTTTGCCTTATTTCTAATACCAAATTATTAACTCTCATGTTCTGTGGTAAAGGAATATCAACTATTTCCCAATTTGTAGGACCATTAGCAGAAGATATTGTACCAATTTTTACAAAACTAGTCTGATTATCATTACTACCATATAGTTCTAATGGTTCATTTGGTTGTTCTCCACCATTACTACCATTACCACGAATAACTCTTATCTTAACTGTATTAATTTCTGATGCTTTTGAGTTAGCAACAGTAGCATCAACTCCAATTGATCTTGCCCATCTTGTAGCTTCATTTCCAAAAAATCTAAGATATTTTTCAGAATCAATGGAAGCAAAACCACCATTTACTCCAGACCCAGTTCCAGACTGAACATAGTCAACAGATGTACTTGCACTAGCAAACAATCCAGAAGTTGTTGAGGTTGTTGTTCCACCAGAAATAGTTTCTGTTACTTGATATGCAACATTACCTTGACCACTATCACCACTATTAGTACCAGCACTACCAACAACTAGAGTTCCAGCGTTAATATTAGTAGAGTCAAATTTAAAGTATAAGTATGAACCTGATCCACCGCCACCGCCACCAGCACCATAAAATGTTTGGTTTTCTGTAGCAGTAAAATCAACAGATCCAGCAGATCCAGCTATTTGTTGTCCTAAACCTACAACAGCACCATTAGTAGCATCTCCTGCTGAGATTAAAGATGCTGTACCACCTGTACCAGATCCTTTAAATGCAGTTCGTCCTCTTTGAGCACCATAACCTTCTCTTCGTGCGTTAGAACCGTTTCCAGCACCTCCACCACCACCAATACCAGTTCCAGAGCCGACGCCACCGCCACCTCCTCCTCCGCCACCACCAGAGCAGACGGAGTTGTTACCAGTACCACCACTTCCAGAGAAAACAGCACCTAAATTTTGTGCACCATCACTGGGAGAAGGACCACCGTTTTGGTCACCACCTTGAGTACCACCTCCAGCAGCACCACCTCCACCTCCCCCACCAGCTCCAGCGAGGATGTTCACAGTTGTACCAATAGCAGACGAAGCACCACCGCCTCCGCCTCCTCCACCGCCAGTACCGTTACCACCAGTACCACCAATAGAGAAACCAGTTTGTGATCCCTGACCACCAACTCTAGCAATACCTGATGCTCCACCGCCACCAACATAAACTCTTAACGCTGCTTGAGAGGTGCTAACATTTACAGTAAGATTTTTACCGTTACCACCATTACCTGCCCACCAACCTGTGCCACCATCACCAGTACCACCTGATCCACCACCACCACCTTTAATGACTGCTTTTAAACTATCAAGTGGCCAGTTTTGTGGAATAGAATAAGTAAAGAAGTTAGCTCCTGTGTTTGGTGTCGTAAAACTTTGAGTTACATCATTAGTTCCAGTATATAAAGTTCTAGCACCATCACCACCAAAACCTCCAACTAGAGCTGTAGGTCCACCTGTACCTCCAATGGTAGGACCTCCACTGGTTCCATCATTTCCAGGAAAAAATTGAACAATTTCAATAGGTAATCCATTAACAGTATATGTACCTGCTGCACTAACATCTGTTGCACCTGATCCACCAGAGACAATTCTACACTGTCCTCCAGCACCTCCACCACCTCCAGAATCTCCGTCTGAACCACCTACTCCACCTTCTGAAACAATTTGTATTTGAGTTCCATTATAGTTAAACTCGTAGTAAGTATCACCACCATTAGTACCATCAACATCACTAGTAGCACCTCCACCTCCAGCACCACCAAGAAATCCAGAGACACCTGCGATTGGTGATTGTTCTACAGTTGGAGCTGGAACTGTATAAGATCCAGCAACATTAGATTCTACAACGGTTTCTGTGCTTGTTGCAGTTCCACCTGGTAACTGAATTGTTTTACCACCAATAGTATAGTTATCGTCAATATCATATACTGTATCATTTGGTTGTTGAATGATTGTTACCTGATCTGCTGGTAAATTTCCTGCAATTTTATATGCTAATTCTACTACAATATCTTGACCAGCACTACCATTTGTTGATGCAAATAATGATTGACCTGTTTTAGCTTTATATTTTGATGATGCTAGGTAGAAATTATCGTCATCAATTTTAATTACATACCACTCTGTGTTCTGTGCAAACGCTACAGAAGTGCCATCTACATCAAATACACATTGAGTTGTCTGAGCATTTGACTTAACTCTAATTTTATATCCAGTGTTTAGATCATGACTAGCAATATTAAATTTTGTTCCTCCAACCTCACCGATAATACTTGTTGCAGTAAAAGTTACATCTACTGTCTCACCAATACCGCCAACATTACCAAATGTAGAGAGAGACGGATCAGTAATAATGTAATCCACCACACCATGACTGTGAAATAAAGGTGTTCCTCCATTTGGTAAGAAGAAACTAACTTGTCCCTGACTATCTTTATAACTAGCAAGGTGTTGATCAACAATTTGACCAGTTCCTTCAAATGCTCCTGCTTGAGGTGCCGTTGATGTCATAACAGCATGATCGTGCTCAGGAACTGATGTTAATAATTTTTCCTGTAAAGGACCTATTTGTAGAGTTACCTCACCTGTAAGACTTCCACCAACAAATTCTTGTACATTTGGATATCCACTAATAACAATGTTTCCAATATCAAATAGTGCTTCTTGTTGTGTTTTAGAAAAGAACCATCTACCACCAGTTGCACCAACAGTGGAAATAACATTACCTGATACAGGAGATCCACCACCACTAACGCCACCACCAGCACCAACTAATTTTCTAGCTTTATAATCAGGGACGTTAAATTTAATGGTTGATACTTGTCCAAAGTCCTCTGGATTATAAGTTCCACCAAGTCCCCCATACTTATCTTCAATAACTTCATATAAAAGTGGATAATCTTGTGCATCATATTCAGATCCATCACAATATAACCAACCTTCATACTGCATATCTGGTTCATCAGCAGTTGTAGAGGATGTATTGACAACTTCAACTCTTGCTGTTCCACTACTGCCTGGTTGAGAAATATAAACTACATCTCCATTAGAATAACCATAACCCTGTTTCTTAATAGTAACAAAATTAACACTACCATTTAAGTTTGCTGCAATACCAACAGTTAATCCAAATCCAGTGCTTGATGATACCCTAATTGTACCATTAGAACCTAGATCAGTAATATTGTAAAATTTTCCTGCACCAATATCTCCATTACTTCTAGAAAGTTTAATATTATTTGCGTCAATAACATCAACCAAAAATTTAAACCCTTTATCAATACTGACTCCACCAACACCATTTAATGATAATGTTGGTGTTGCTGTAGCGTCGTCATTGCCACCGCCACCAATTAATGTAACAACAGGAAATTGATATCCTGAACCACCATTAATAACATTAATTCCAGTTACTGTTCCTGTATTAGAATCAAATTCTGCTTGAAATGTTCCAGCAACAGTAGGACCACTACCATTATCAGTTACTTGTACAACTGGCGGAGCTGTATAATTAGTGCCAGCATTGTTAACAGTAATAGAAAAAATAGATGCTCCTAATTTAGTTTTATTTGGAGCTTGATCTGTAGAAATTACTGTTAGTTGATCACCTTCAACGAAAGGATGATTAGGAATATTAACGTTATCTGTTCCCACTTCAAATGCTGTTCCTGCAGGGATATCAACATCTATTGGAGTTGTAGGATAACCAGAGATTGTTCCTAAATCAGTTACGTATCCAGTACCACCACCAGCACCAGCAACAACTGATCCTAAAGATATTACTACACCGTTATCTGTAACCTTATCATCTGTTGCCTTAAAAATAGGTACGATAGCACCGATTGGCATTGTTGAATTACCAAAGGTTGATTTATCTGTAAGAAAATTGGTACGTATGTTTCTTGACATGTTAGGTCTTAATTAAGTAATCTACCATAACGAAAGGAGAGATTAGATTATCAATCTTTGTATCAGTCTCTGGTTGAATAGAAATAGAAGCACTCATTCCATCAGTAGAGATAAATGTCTCTGGTATATCTATCTTATAATTAGTCAGTCCAGTTGTGTAACTAATAGTGTGTGTATGTTGTGTAGGATCACTATCATAATCAAATGCTTCAGTAGTCTCAATAATATTTGAAAGTTGAGGATATGCTACAGTATTATTATTACCAACATTGGTATCTACTGGCATAACATCATGTAAAGATTGTTGGTGAGCATACGCTGCACCATCCTGTGCATTACCAAAAGCTGTAGTAGAAACTCTAAGACTCATTCCTCCAGCACCAGTAGAAGGTGCACTACCAATATTTTTTCCTTGAATATCAGGGAAAGTTAGAACATCACCTGCTTGATATCCAGATCCAGCATCAACGATAGCCAAAATTTTATATCTTGTGTTTGTTGCACTACCACCAGCACCTGGCCACGCCTCTGCAGTGACTAGAGCTCTAAATCCAGTTCCATTACCGCCACTTAAATCAACCTCAGATGAACCAAAGTCAGCTAAACCAGTCCAGTTTGCAGCATATGCTGTATACGCCCATTGTCCAAGACCTTTACCATAGTAGTCTTGTCCTGTATAAGTTACTGAATTATCCCAACTCTCATATAATTCAAAAGATTGTACAACACCACTAGGACCTGACGAAGCGGTAGGAATATCATCAAGACCAACACCAGTACCACCTAAAACATAATTTGCAGTAACAGGATAACTTGTTTCTGGGCAAGGAAACTGTTGTCTAACAGTTATGAATCCAACTGAAAATGTTTGCCAACATTCACCTTCTGGAGTGGTATCATTACTAGCTACTTTTCCAGTAGGAACAAAACAACTGTTAATAAATCCAGTACAACCTCCTTTACAAATACCATAATATTCAAAAGAAGCTGAAAGAAAACCACCACCAGAAATATAAGAACCACTATTCCATACTATTGATTGTCCATAATGTTTACATGCAGGTTGTCTACCATCAGGATCACCAGAATCTGTAGCATCGTACCAATTTTCAGCACCAACCGTAGATGCGTTGTTAAAATAATTTAATTCAAATACATCACTACCTTGACGTCTAAAAGTTCTACATCTTAATGTTGTAGTATAATGCATATGTGGTAAGAAACCAGTTATCGCAACTACTTCTTCATCAGGTCTTCTAGGTCTAGTAAAACCGACATTACCTGTAAGAGTAACAGTTCTGGGAGGAACTCTAAACTGTCCTACCATATCAACAACTGCATTAGATCCCACATTTGATGAGACATTGACACCAACACCAGATCTTTCAACAGTTTGACCAGCAGCATTAGTAACTGAATTGTCATTAATAACACCTTGATCAGATGCAGAACTAGCTCTGATAAATTTAGATCTTAAATCTGGTACTTGAAATTGAGTATCTAATAGATTTTGTCCTTCTTGTTTAAATGAACACTCAGAACCTGTCCCAAGAACCTCTGCTAACGCTGGATACACTGTTGAACTATAAACTCCACCATCACATCTTAAATAACCAGAGGGAAGTAATGTTGCACTATTTCCTACGTTAGGATCGTTTACTTCCAACTCTTGAGGAAAAGCAATCAACGTCCCTGTTGTCGTTCCGATCTTAGTTCTTTCTTGATTTAAAAATGTTGCCATTTTAGTAAGCTCTGATAATCATTATCACAGTTTGTGATGGTGTTTGATTGTCCATAAGAATATTTAACGCATCTGGTATGTCAGAGACGTTAACTGTGTATGATTGTACGTTATTTACAGCAATATTTGGTGGAATTCTAAGACCACCAATGTTCATTGAAAGATCAAAACTGAAGTGGTTATGTGATGATACTGTTGCATCAGTAAAATCTTCTCCAATGGAACTG